ACCTTCGCATAATTCATAGTATTCTCGTAATAATACTTTAGCCATTGTTTATTCCTCTATTTGCGGGCGCTACCCGCGCGGATCTAGATCCCTTACAACAATTCCTTACTGGTTGAAGCATCCATTTTTGTGTCCAAAAATTATTCATTTTTTACCTCTATCTTTTTAGTAAACTGAACTCCGTAATCTCCGAATACCATATTGAATATGTATGATGTTCCGGACGATAGCCATCCCAAAAGAAAGAAATTTGCGACAGTAATATCAAAATTAAATAGTTCTGTAAACGGAGAAAGCAACATTAAAAACCAACCAACATGAAATCCCATACACATAGGACAGTTGGCTAATTCTCCTGATTTTCCTTTCTTGGGTCTTATTCTCTCAAATAGTTTACCGTAGACGATAACTTGGGTGAGTCCATAAGCACAAAGTATAAAAGTTAAAAGTTCCATATTGTTTCCTATTAGGTGGCTTCTCTGGTGACATTTTTAAAACTGGCCTGAAAAGTTTGATGTCTTTGGAAGTTTGCCATTGCGGGTGCTAGGGCATTAATAACCAATTGGGCGGTACCCACCGCTTTAACTGCCGCATCCCACCATGGTTTAATGCCACTGGTTACCGAAATTAATTGCTCTACAACATTTCCAAATTGATCTTTGAGAACATTAAGAAGTTTAGATTGGACCGAACTTTTAAGCCATGTCTTAAATTCTTCCATAAGTTTAGAAGCAGGATCATTAATAACATCTTTAATCTTTTCCGTCCATTCTAAGTAAGGTTCAACAAAATCTTTAACCTTATCCCACAACCATAAAAGGCCAATAGCAAGACCAGCAGCCGCAATAACCTTTTTCCATCCAGCAGCACTTCTCACCGTTTCTATTGTTTTATTGAACATTTCCAAAACTTTAGTTGCTATGTCGGTAAAAGTGGGCATGCCCCAGCTAGATAAATATTGTGTAAGTTGTGTTAATACCTGACTAATTTTTTTGGTATAATAATCAATACCGATCCTCCAAATATTACGAACAAAAGGTCCTATTAAATCGGGATTTGTAGCCACACTATAAAATTGTTGAAGAATATTCCACCCCTCTTTTCCAAACGTTTTTACCCCTTCGACAGCATCAACAAACCTACCAGCAACTTCTCCGGCTTTTGTTTTCACAGCATCAACCAACCCGTCCCAAAATGCTTCAAACAACATTTGTTCTTGGAGAATCTGTTGCTTTAATTCTTCGGTTAATAGGACAATATCACCAGATTCGTTAAGGGGTAATTGAACACCTAAAACACCAGTAATATATTCATAATCTTCGAGAAGAGGCTTTCCAACTATATCTTCAACGAGATAGCCTCTCCACCCCTCCATTATCAATTTCATCTCCGACACAATAAATCTCCTACATTGTATACAACATGTTCAAGGAGTAAGGATCCCTAACCATTCCGGGATAGATGGAGCCTTGTTCAACTTTTTGAGGTACCTCTCCAAGTTTTGTGGAGTCTTCATTGTCCGGATGAATAAGAGCATCATCATCCATAGCGATGATAGCTTCAGTGGCCTCAAAGTAGGGTCGCTCTTCCTCAATAAAAGTAGAAATGTTGATCAATGTCATCTTTGCAGTGTTAAGTTTATCATTGGAGGCGGTTTCCATGCTCCCCTCCAAAGATCCATAAAAGGCGCCGGCTTGAATAGACTCAGGAACCACTAGACCTTTTCTTTGTAAATGGGCAAACAAACGGTTTTGAGCACCATAAGTTAAATCATCTAAATGATTCTTAGGAAAAACCACCACCTTATTCTTTTTTGTAGATAAGACAATGTCCACGTCACCATGATCAAAAATCATAAGATCTCCATTCATACTTTTTCGCATGTCAAGCTCTAATGTAACAGATGCTTGATGGGCGCCTGCGCCTATTCTAACCGTGATCGGCATCGTTATATATTTCCTTTACAAGTTGTTGGGTTCTCATAACAGTCAATAGAACATCATCTGTAATCGTTGAACGAGCATAAGACCTCAGTTTCTCCACAATCTGGTGAGTTTTGATCACCATTTCAACATCTGCCTTAATCTCTTCAATGTCCTCCGCCTTTTCAAGCTCTTGAATTAATCTTCCAATCTCTTCATTTAAAAATAATTTAAGTTCTACCGAATTGTCGGCAAACGATGAAACATAATGATTTAATAATTGTTTTTGCTCTTCCAAAAGTTCTGTTTCATATTTATTATTAAACTTCTTCGCAAAAGTTCTGTACAGTACGTCATCAATTTTGTTATCTTCAGGAAGGTCTGGTGGCGCCAACATATTAATAATAATTTCATTTTCTAAAATTACTCTATCTTTGGGGGAAATCTTATCTGAAAAGATTTGCGCGATGGTGGCCAGAGATTTATAGTTGGGAACAAAATTGTTAAACACTTGAGGAGATAATTCTTTATTTACATCTTTAATTAATGCTGATTGGGCTTTAAACAAGCCATTCGCATCCAAGACTCGTCTCTGTAATTTAGACTCTCTGAGGATTTTTTCCGAGGTAAGTCTATCAAAATTTTGTTTTTCATACAAAGACCGATAACAATCCAGATCCTTGCTTAAACTGTTTCCTCGTTTAAAATGGATCTTAATTAGCTCTACAGCTTTATTTCGCCTGCGCGCGTCTTTCTTTAACAGTGCCACTGTGGCTTCTTTAATAAGTGCCTCATAAACAAAAGCTGTATTACGTTTTTTGTTGTGTTTGATTCTCATCTGGGTGCTCCGTTAAAATTTCTTTGTTACTTTCTAAGCTTTCTAACAAATTACGAATAGAGTTATTAATTTGAAATAATTTCTTTTCTTCGTTTTGTTCTCTCAAACTATAAATAGACTGTTCTTCTTCATACATACCTTCCGATGTGGGGACAAATCCTTTACCAAGCGATTTAAGACCGTCTGCGTATCCCGGGAGTATATTACGCATTGTGCTACTTCCCTTTTCGGAAGCATATTGGGAGCGCGTAGAGCGCAGGCGCGCGCCACTATCGCGTCTATCAACTTTCTTGGGATGATACACTTTACCTTTGGCTCCCGGTGTAAGACGGGGCGCCTTACGCGAACCTGGTGGTACAGCCAACAATGCCGATTCATCCCCTCCCTCGGGGGCTCCTTCCGGCTCGGCTCCGGCAGCCGGCATTTCTTCTGGTCCTCCCAACTCTCCTCCTAACTCTCCTCCTAACTCTCCTCCCAGGTCGGCACCCATATCCATGGCGCCACCCTGGTCCATCCCCGCACCAGCAGCGCCTGCTGCTGCTGCAGCTTCTGCGACACCCTGGAGTGCAGCGTCGTGTTTACGATCATAATACATTTCCCGTTGATTACGCAGAAATTGTTCATGAGACATGCCAAAGATATGCTCCGTAACCCAACGACGTGAAAAATAACCCTCTGTGGCAGATGCGGCAATATCGAACTTTTGTTTCCAGTGTTCTATCTCTTGGAGTTCTGAAATCTTAGACGGGTTGTTTAAAGTCAAAGAAAATCCTAGCAAATCATCACCGCGGAAACCAAGTGTATAAAGATGAATAATACCAATCTTAGTGAGTTCTGCGATAATTACTCTTTGCAATCTCTGAATGGTTCGCGAAAAACGAATGTCTTTCTGGGCTAGCGTACTTTTGTCTTCTTCGGCGCCTTCGCCCATTGAAAGATATGACTGGGGAATCTTAAGTGCTGAGAACAATTTATCTCGCAAATATTTAATATCATCAATTGCCGTCGCATTAGCACCCCCAGCAAGGTTTTGAATGTCAGTAACAGAACCGGCACGGACGGGAATAAAGTAATCTTCTTCAATGCTCATTGGGTTGTAACGAAGATCAACGCGCCCAGTATCCGGATCAATTACTTGGTGCCGCTTAAGTTGCGTTACAATCTTTTGCATGTATTGTTCCACTTCTTGCGGTGGAATAGAGCCTACATCAATCTTAAACACGCGGCGTTCCGAAGAACGCACAATACGATAGGCCATCATTGCATCTTCCATCAGCACTAATTGGCGCCAGATCCGTCTAGCTGGCTCAAGAATCGAGGAACCATAAGGAGCATACTTATCATTTCCTAAAATGCGGAAATGGCACACCTGCCAGTTCTCAAATGTCATTCCCGCAGAGTTCCATTGATATTGGAGATAATTAGGGTTAGTGGCGTCCTTGCCTTCTAACCGTTCGATTTCAGCGGGAGGAAGCGGAATCACTGCTTTTATCCCAAACGTTTCATCAATGTCTAAATACAAAAAGAAATCTCCATATTTCGACATCGTACGAGCCCAACCAAAAAGATTATATTGAAGGTTTAATACCTGGTCAAAAAGAGCAGTGAGGACCGCTCTAATTTCTTCATTGGGGCATTTAATATTTAACATGGGACTGAGATTAGAATAAGTCGTCATCTCGTCTGAGTAAATATCTAATGTGGAAGCAATCTCGGGGGTGTATTCCATCTGATCAAAATCTACATATCGTTCAGTTCTGCGTTGGTTTGCGATTGCATTAGTGGCTATCGTATCAAGGGGACTATAAATAGCCTTCTTAAACTGTTGACCTGACGCAGATTGAAATCGTGATGCAAACTTATCGAGGTGTTGTCTCCTAATTCTTCTGCCCGATTGAGAACGATAATTAACAATCGGTCCAGAAAACAATCTAGTTAACATTTTAAATAAATTTGATTGGGGGTTTACAGTTGTTTTATTAGGGGGCATTTAATTTCTCACTTTATAATCCATTTAAATTCATCATACATTTGTTTGGTTTCACTCATTTTATCAAAAATGCTATCTTTTTTGTAGCCTTCTTGTCCACTTATTCTCGTGTTAAATGTGGTGTTGCTTGTTATAATAGCATCTACAAACGCTCTTTGATAATTTAAATCGCGCGCATTAGCTTGAAGAGCAGTGTCGCGAACCCAGCAGCCAATTGCTAGCGCCATAATTAAATCATCGTGATAACTTTTCATTGCTTGTGGTTTACCGTTTTTCCAAATAAATGTTTTCATCTCATTGATAGTACGAGACGAATATATCTTAATTAGTTTATTTCTGATAAACTCCTCTAATTTCGCTACGATAAGAGGGCGCGTTTTCATGGACGTAGTAAACCCTGGCACGGCGCTGTTTACAACTTCAGCTTGATATTGTTCAATATATTCATGCGTAGATTTAATTGAATAATAAAGATTGGGATAGGCGTAGTCAATTAGTTTATCTAATACAGTATAGCCAATATTATTATTTTCGACCACCAACATACAGCCACCATATTCTCTCCCTACTTGGTTAAGCATATTGGCATACATATCTGGAGTTGGCTTTCCTTGATACTCTCCTATAATTTCTAATGTCTCTAGTTTAAAAATATGAAAAGTAGAATAGTCTGCCGCATCGCCGCGCGCCACATCGACCACCATTAAATAATTACAGGCAGGATCGTGTTCCTCCCAAATCCAAAAATTACGATCAAAGCCTGTACGATATTTAGGTTCTTTAACTTGAGTGAGAAGCCATTCCATACAATCAGGATCAATAACAGTCTCACCAGATGTATTGAAGTTACATTGTAATTCTTGAGCAATCTGTCTTTTGGACATATTTTTGGTTTCTTTCTTGTACCACTCTTCATCTCGATCAGGATGCACATCCCACATGAGAGTGGTCAAATTAAAATTATTGGCACCTGCGTCTGCATCGGAGCATGTTTTATGAAACCAGTTTCCTACTCCATTGGGGGTTGAGAGAGCAATACAACGCCCGCCTGTTGACAACGTAGGATATAACCCTGTCCACAATTCTTCAAGATTCTCAATGTGTGCGGCCTCGTCAAGAACCAAAAGAGACAGCGCTTCAGAACGACCAGCATCGCCAGAGGTAGATGCCGCTTTAATTGAGGATCCATTAGAAAGTTCAAAAGAAGTTCTGTTGTCCACATCGATAGTGGCAATTTTTAACCAGTCGGGAACGTTCTTCATGATACCTTTTACTTTCTTTACCAAGTTTCCTGCTGTCGCAAACTTTGTAGCCATTACCAAAATAGCCTTGTCGCGGTGGAATAACATCATCCATACAATATAACCCGCCGTAATAGTAGAAATACCAAGTTGGCGCGCTTTTAAAATAACATTAAATCGATAGTCGTTAAATTGATCCAGGAGATCATCCTGAAAATCATATGTATCAAATAAAATCAGCCCGTGCATCGGGTGAGATATACGGGCATACGTTGTTAAAAAATAGGATGGGTCTTTACCGCACTTTAATATTTCTTTTACTTTTTGTTTTTTTGATAATTGAAAGCTCATTAGTCATTTTTTGCGGAGCATCCGCTGAGTCTCAGGGCTAAGTTTGGCGCCCGTAGTTCTCTGCTGCCCCCGCATGCGTCGATGGCTTGCGCCCGTGGGAGTTTTGGTTCGGACGGCTTCTTCTTCGGGTTCTTCGTCCGACACCTCAATCGTTTCTTCTTCG